TAATATCTCCTCTTAGCAATAGCGTCACATCAGCTCCAACAGAGACAGAAGTAAGCCAAAAAGAACCGTTGATCAAATTGGACTCAGCAGAAAATATAACAATTCCCCTGCTAAAAGGGAGATTTACTTCAGAAAGAACACCTACGCCAGCCCCAGCATCAGATACAGAATTAAGACCAAGAATCTTTCGACAAGGAATAAAAGCCCCTCCCGATTCTATTCTCCCCATTCCACCAGACCCAAAAATAAGGGCATTCCCTCCCTGCTCTTGATATACAGCAGTTTGATAAGTTTCATCTTGAGCCATAGCTCGTTCTCCTTTTAATCAGGGAGGGGCTTTTCTCCCCTCCCGTTATCCTAAAGTGAAAGCTCAAGCCTTAAAGGGTTTTGCGGACAGCGTTAATCGGCCAATTTGCCTCAAGCCCAAGAATGGCAATTGCAGCCAGAGCAATACCGCTCGTCTCACCAGCCGCACTAACAGAAACCACCAGACGTACCCAACGATGGTCGCCGATATATCCCGCCGGATATGCCTGAGACTCCCAATAGCTCTGGTGGTCCGCAGATACTCCGCCAAGGCAGAAAAAGGTTCCATTGGCAAGGCCAGACCCGGCATTACTCACACAAAGGATGCCCGCACTAGCACTTCCCCATCCACTTGTATTTGCGCCTGTTCCTGCGCCAAGCACTGTGGCATCATCACTAAGCCTGACATCAACAAGGATGTGCTCAGCAGAACAATTGCTCCAAACAATTGTCCCTGCTGCATTAGAGGTTCCGTGCTGCATCCTGATCCATCCACAAGAATCCACAGAAACTCCTGCCGATGCCCCAGAACCGTCTTCCCCTGCATGAACAACAAAAACCAATGTCTCATAGCCTTGTTTATCAACAGTTGCTCCCACCTTTGCCGCACCAGTGTAATCACCAGGACCTAATGCCTCGAAAAACCGATAACCTGAAAATCCGTCTCTTACTCCGCCCATAATCTATTCCTCCTTTATTATCCGGCAGGGGATTAAACCCTGCCAGAAGGATTATTTGTTAATTTACGCTACAACGCCCAATTTAATTGCCTGAAAATTGATCACGTCCCCACCAACCCTTTTCCTTGTGTAAAACTCCACATAAGGTTTTTGGGTATAGGGATCTCGCTGTACAGTGATCCCAAGGCGATCAACGATCATATATGACTCTCGCCAATCAGCGATTGCAACAGACAAGGCATTCGCGGCCTGAATCGGCATTGTTGTGCTCATCCGCAAGGGCAGTCCTAACAGGGTGCTGTATTCATCCTCTTTCAGACCAGGGCTCCACAGATACCGACCTGCCCCGTCCTTCAGTTGCATAAAATCTGCAACCGTCAGCCGGTTAACCAACCAGGTGCCTCTTTGCAGGTATTGCTCGATCAACCTAAACTTCAGATCAATAAGGCCATCGGCAGTAATCGGGTTTCCAATATTCTGACGTTCAATCTTGGCCCACTCATCAACTCCAGCAGTGGCATAATTGCCGTAGGTCAAGAAGCCCCTCGGTTTCCCAACTCCGTCTCCACTGACAAAGGCCGCAGACTCAAGCCGCAAGAAGCGGTTAGACTGCTTATCGGCCAGCCAGCTCTCAATATTGATCGCTGAATCTTCCAACAGGGTTTGTGTGGCCCTCGGTTTGGCATACAGGACATGCACCGGGATTCTCTTTTTGAAGATCTTCGGTGTCCCTGTCTCGGCTCCGGACTCGGTCTCACCTTCCCATCCCCCACCGGCCTCATCATAATCCACCAACCATTCAATGGCATTTGTGGAAATGGTCTCCACTGATGCAAGGGAACGCAAAGGATCAAGCTCAAAAAGCCGTTTCACAATCTGATTGCTCATGGTCGGGGTTACAGTATAGCCCCCGTCAGGGTCAACAGACACAGACAGGGCTTTAAGCTCTTCAGGTGGGACAGGCATCTTATCTCGTCTCCGAATAAAACCATTGAATGCCTTACAATACTCTTTATAAAGCTCAACGTCGGGTTTAAAATCCTCAGCCTTTGTCCAATGCACCCCTATCGCATTCGGCTCATCCGCTGCTGTCCCAGCAGTGCCTATAGCTACTGCCATGTTTGCAAAAAAGAAATCCTTGGCATCTTTCAGATCCTCCGGCAATTCTCCGGGTAAAGATTCCTTGAGCTGTCGTTTCATAGCAGTCTCAAGGTCATTCATCCGGTCGTTCAAGACTTTCTTTTCTTCTTCAATATTAATCGAAACGATCTTCTGGTCCAAGGCTTCCTGCCGGGTTGTAATGTCTTCTCCCAGCTTCGTGATCTGCGCCTGGACAAGGGCATCAAACTTTCCTTCACTGGCCTCCACCAATGACTTCAAGGAATTATAGCCCTTTTGCAGATCCTCATAATTCTTTTTTACATTATCCCCTAATTTTTTAATCTCATCTTGAACCGCTTTTACAACTTCAGGCTCAAGTGTTTTTGCTGCCTCAGTCATCTTGAGTACCTCCTTCTCAATTTAATAAATTCAATTCAGATAGACTCTCCAATATTCCGTCCATCCCAATTTCCATCACATAGTCAGGAAACATTTCAAACAACTCCTGATCACTGTAATCCTTAAATTCCGGCACAGGTTTTTTGAACTCCTTATAATGCTTTGCCAAGTGGTTATAACACCCCTTGCGGTCTGCATCAGGAATCAACGTGCCTGCCTGAAGCAAGCGGGCCATCCCGGCAGCAACCCCACGCCAGACAGTCGTGTAACCGTCTTGTTTGTGGTGGGGCAATTTGTATGCACTCTTTTTATCTGCATTAGCTTTATCGTACCAAGTGCACATGATTTTCAGATCATCAACATCAGCGGCCTTAACCTGTGCCCCTGCATCCCATGCCTCCCCTTCATCGGCCAGGGAATAGGATTTAAAGGGAACAACGGACTTGTAGAGTATCTCAAATTCCTCGTTTGTTTTTGTCAAACTGGCAAGTATCTCAGCCAGCAAACCAGCTTCCAACGGACCCATTTCCCCAGCCTCCCGCAAGGAGGGTCTGCATAACTTGACCAAATACTTTGCAATTGAATTTGAAAGTCCTGCCTCCCGCAGGAGATCTTCCAGCTCACGTGGTGTCTTGGTCTCTTCTATTGATTTCACCGTCAGCACATTCGCCCCTAATTTAGCAGGGAACGTGACGAGGCTAATTTCCCAAAGTTCAACTTTCTTTAAATCTCGGATTTTCTTTTTCTCATCAACATCATATTCAATGGCATCATAGCCAATAGATTGACCCAGTTTAAAAGTCCCAATTTCAGCAGCCAATTTCATAATCTCATGAACGTCTTTGCCCAGAGTTGTATTGATCGCAAGGCGGCCATCTGAAACAAGCCCTTTGTTATCTTCCTGCAAGGAAGACCAAATACCGGGGATTTTGCTCACATCATGTTGCCAAAGCATCGCAACCCCAGACTCATTCCTGCCCCCTTTAGCAATAGTATCCAGGAAGGCTCCTTTGCTGACCAGGTCTCCATGAGCGTCCGGCTTGCGATTGAAAAGAGAAGCATAGCCCCGGAAAGAACCATCCTCTTTTATATCTGCGGCTTTAACTTCAAATGGAACATCTATATATAATGGTGACATCTTTTAATCTTCCCTTTTAAATTATATAATGAAAATCCTGAAAAAATTAAGTTTGTCAATTATTTTTTTTCATTCCTGTAATTTTCATCAAACCTCTATCACATCAGAAGCCCTCAGGCGACTCCCAGAATAAGCAAACTTCAAAACCTCCAAAAACCGGATTCCATCATCTGGATAAATAAACCCACTTTTAGTCCTGATTCCCTCCCTTAACTCAGCAATCAATTTTCCTGGCAAGTCTCTGAAAACTACTTTCCCCTCAATAAGCAATGCCTTTCCGTCCAACCCTTGCTTGCCACTATCCACCGTTCTATAAAATTCAACCTCTTTCATTTTCCAGCCCTTTCAACCAAATCTTCAACCCCAACATTACCATAATCTCTCAACAAGAAACTAACCTGATCTGTCTCAACCGCTTTCTTCATTATCTTTATCCTTTCTTTCAATGCTGATATTTCTGATTTTGTTAAATTATACTTTTCAACTAATTTATTCACCTTCAACCTTTTTAGCCCTGCCAATGTTTTCTTGCGCAAATCATCAGAAACATTCACGTCATCAAATGCAACAGAAATAAATCTTGCTTCAGATAGCCCAGTTTTCTTCATCCTTTTTGATATAACAAGCACTGGATATTTTCGAGGATCTGGAAAAGAATATCCATGATCAATCAAAACCGGAACTCCTCTCTTTTTCATTCTCAAATAATTCTCAATATGCCTATCTGTATTCCCAATAACATAATCAAAAATTCCAATTTTGTATCTCTCTTCATAAGTCAATTGCCTGCCATTCCATTTAGATTCCTCTAAGGCATCATCTATCCACTTTTGAGCACTCCCTTTCCCTTTTCCAAAATCCCGCATAACTGTAGGAGGAGTCATTCCAAATCCAAGATTATCATCAATTTCATAAGCCAACGCCTCCCTCTCTGCCAATGGAAAATTCTTATTTGAAACAGTATATCTTTGACTCCAATCTTCTCCATCCACTGGCTTGAAAATAGCTTTAAACCTTTTTCCTTCATGTTCAACCCCAACAACACTGCTAACATTCACTCCGCCGTTCAAAGGAGTTGAACTATGCAAATCTCCCTCTAACAACGGAGTTGCTGCCTCTGGAGGACTTTCAGGCTCATACGGTTTAATCTTCTCCATCTGTTTAACTGTGTGATACAAAAGAACGCAACGGCAATTATGGGTCACAAATCCATTAGCGATATAACTTTCATCATCTTCAACAGCAAAATTATATATATTAATTCTTCTTTTGAGAACTCGACTTGATACGGACCTAACCTTCATACCAACTTGTGCAAAAGTTCCAGTATGATTCAAACTAACTAAGTCAAAAAACTCCCATTTCGGCGGGGTCGGTTTATAATCAACATGAGCAATTTTATGATCTGGATATTCACTTAATATTTCCAGGTCCCTTTTCCTATCTCGCTCTTTATCCTCATGCCAAGGAAAACCATCAACTTCAATAAACAGTTTTTCTTTTTCAACATAAAAATCAATTCTTCTTCTCCCAATCTGAAATTGAGCAACAAATTCTCTATTGTTTTTATCAAGAAAATCTGCCATCGCTTGTTCTATTTTTGAGCCCCCAAAATTAGTCTTTCCTAATGCGGGAAATGCCGTTTGTTTTAGCATATTCAAAATAGAACCGTATTTCTTCTCAATCGCTTTTTTTCGAGCCTTTTGAAATTCTTCTGTCTTCCCAAGAACACCAAAAGACCCCCCTACTCCCCATTTGGCATAATGAGCCTTTCTCGCTTTCTTTGTTATTTCATTTCCGTTTCTTATTCCATTTGCATATTCCCTTTTCAATTGAGCCGACGTTTTTTTACTCATATTTTTTCTATGTTCCGGATCTGCCCATTGTTTCAATGCAACTTGTCTTCTTTCTTCTGAAAATTCAGAATTATTTGTCCTTTCTTCCCCAAGATTTTTGCCAGAACAATATTTATCACAGAAATTATTATAATACGGGATAGGTTTCCCACACCATTGACAATATGAGGCCATAAATCGAACGCTATCGTCAAGTTTGATATATTTAGCCTCTTTCCATCTAAAAAATCTTCCGCCCCTTGAAACCAAAAAGGGATGTTCAGGAGTAACTACAATAAATTTTCCCTGCCCATCAAGAGTAATCCTGACAACCTCCCCTCCATACAAGGTTTTGTTAAGACGCAAAACTTTTTTAAACCTATTTTTATGAGTCAAAACTAGATCACCAGGCTTGATATACCTAACCTGCTTCCAACCTTCAGAAGTGTAAATTGGAGTCCCATAATTGGTTAAACACCGGATAATATTTCCCGCACTCCCCTTCGGATCTCCTGGATAACTCAAAGGCTGCCCCGTGCCCACAAAATCCTTATCCTGTGGCACCCGTTCCCCATCTGCTCCATTTGGAAACTTTCCATAATGATTCCAGATATTATTCTTGTCGGGCCTACGTGTGCGCATGTCACGTGCGCTCACCCACTCCCGTTCCATCTCAATCCGGGTGCTCTTAACAGCAGAATCAATACTTTTCATTGCTGCTGTGTGGGTCTCTGTCAAGGCAATTGTCTTTGCTCGATAAGAGCTTGTGATCTTCCCTGTGCTACGAATATTCTTTGCAATATCAACATGGGATATCCCCTCTTGCATACCTTTATGAATGACCCCGGCAATAACGTTTTTTGTGGTCTTGTTGATCTTGGTTATCTTGCTAGCTGCTTGAGTTTTGGACCACGCGCCAATCTCTTTCCAGAAATCTTCTTTTGGGGTCTTGATCTCTGAGGGCTGAATAAACTTTTTGTTGGCAAATATCCCAAATGCCTTGTTGCTGAAGACAGTTGCAACCCTTCTGTAATGGTTCTGCAAGGTCTCGACCATCTTAGGACGAGCATCATCAACAACAAAATCAATATCATCAAACCTGCCAACCTTGGCCAATCGAGAGGCTTTGAAGCATTGAGAATTAAGCAGCCTTGTCCATTCTTTGGTCTGTGAATATTCCAGGCTTGCCATCATCCTCTCAATCTCAGCTTGCCAGAGGAGGCGGGCTCTTCTGTCTGTAATGTTTATCATTCTTCAATGACGCCCTCTTGGATTGGGCAATTAATCTTTTCTTCCTGCATCCTTTACACTTCCTTTTGATGTTCCGTTTCAATTTAAAAGGCAACGGCATTTTTATTCATCCTCGCTTTTACCTGGCCCTGGTCTCTCTGCCCTTCTCATCTTCCCCCCACACTTTGGACAGGAAATCTCGGAACAATGCTTATCTGAAGTCATCTTGTAACCGCACTTAATACACGAACAATTGTACTTTGCCTTTTCTTCATCGTCTTCATAGTCCAATTCTAACATTTCTTCAATTTCCTCTTCCGTATATCCCTCAGCAAGCAGTTTTTTTCTTGTCTCTTCCTCAGTTTCCTCTTCCTCCGCTGGTTCCATTCCAAGAGGGATTTTGCTCGCATCAATCAAAATCACGTCCCCTTCTTTTCCCCAATTATCCAATCCTGCCATTTCTCTCTTTTCGTTTATAGATGCAAAAGTTGCTTCCTCAGCACGCTTCCACAACATTTCTTTCTTTTCCGCAAACGCAGGAACATCATCCAGAATATAACTGATAAAGCGATTTGAATCGCCTGGAAATAACCAATTATTCAACTCTCCTCGAAGATAATTCAGCCACCAAACGACTGTATTTTCCCAGAAAAATAGTCTTGCTTCCCTCCTGTTATTGAAGGTGGAGGACTCAATCCCAAGCAATTCAGGGGGAACTCCGTAAGCCATGGCAATTTTACGCATCAGGCGAACATCCCCCTCACTGAAATCCATATCGGTCGGAGACCAGCCATAAGGTGCAACCCCAGTGCCCCGCTCCCCTGTGATAATTAAATCCTTCCCAGCAAAAGACGGCCCACTGCGCTGTTCAAGATGCCGCTCCAACTCATCAAATGCCTGTGACCCTTGAGCCCCGACCAAAGTGAAAACCAAGCCGGGACGCCCCTGATTATCAAGCAACGCCTTATTCCATTCTGTGGATGCATTGCTAGTGTCAATCTCCCTAGCCGCTGACTCTGTCGGGGCCGCGCCCCACCAATCATCAAGAGGATGGAATGCTTTCAGTTGAAGAATGTCTGCCTGATGGGTTACCGGATCAATATCCCATGCCGTCACCCTCCCCCCAACCGTGTAAACATACTGTTCCAACCTGCCGTTTGAAGTCTTGAACTTAAAACGGTCTGGCCGATGAGAGTACATCTCCCTCATCTGCCCTTTGTTTGGGCCTGTATCTAATTTGATTCTTTCCAAGAATGCATTCCCGCTCATAACCAGATAAGCAAGTGTCTTCAACGTAACAAACGCAAAAGATTCGTCTGGGTTAGGTCTTTTTAAAATCATATTGAAAGGATCATCTTGCGCTTCCTCCCGGCTGCCATCCTCATTCTTGTCAAAAATCTTCCACGGCACTGAGGCTCCAGACTTGGCAACCTCATCAATGGCCCGGAAAGCCGTGACATTCTTCAGGTAGGTCTCACGGGCAAAGTTATCATACCCTCTTTGTGGCCAGACGACTTTAGTTGAGCCAGGGCTGGCAACTATGCCAACCGTGCGGCTCTCTTTCCGTCTGAATATTCTGTTCAGCCATTCTTTCATTTTGCTCCTTGGTCATCTTTCTTTTTGTTCATCTCTTTGCTTTTAAGTAAAGTTTTTTCAACCCCCTCAGTTCCGGCTTTGCCCTCAGAAACAATGAAAATGACTCTACTGTACCCAGTATCTACTTGCATGTACACGACCTTCCTGCTAGCGCAAGATGCAAAAATTATAACAGATGAAAACAGTAAGCATAAAATTAAATTTCTCATGAGGCTATTCCTTTAAAATTGTTACCCTTTTGAACCAACCACGACAGAATCTCTCTTGTCTGGAAGCTGATTTCATTATTGTTATATAATGAAATCCCTGAAGGACGTTCATCATTTTAAAAATCAATTTCAAATCATCATCATCTATACAATTCAAGGCACCAAGAGTCTTGAGTCCAAAAATACCATCTTCTTTTAAATCATCATAAATAACCTGATTTCTATTCAAACAATTAAGGGCAATCTGGAGAAACTTAACTGCCCGACCAACTCCCAAGTTCACAGATGTATCAAATAACTCCTCTGCCAAGGGTTGAAATGAAATCTGGTCCCCTCCAAACTTATTCCAATAATTTTCTTGATAAAATTGGCTTGTCAATAAATCCAATCTACTCTCAATATCACCAGTCAACTCTAAGCGTCTTTGTCGGAAAGCATCCAGAATATTCCACCCTTCCCATGAAGGATTGAATTTTCTAGAAATTCCTCTATATGTTTCTCCCCCAGGGTCCAATGGGTCATTGGAATATTTCCCCTCATGGCCCATTGTTTTATCAAATGCCAAATTAAAATCCGCCATTTATTCCCTCTAATTTAGTCTTTAATATCAAAACCTTCTTCCATCAAATTTTCTCTCAATTGTTTAAGGTCTTTTTCCATTGCCTCACATCTATGACAAGGCCTAGTGGCCTCTTCAAAAAGTTTCTTTGCCATTACATGAATTGCCACAACACCATTGAGAACAACATCTTTTTCATCATCGATTTTATCAGATCCCATCTTCTTGATCTACACTTGTAAGGTGTTTGGTTCTATCAAGAGCAGTTTTTGTCTTCCTTGATAGATCTTCAATTTTGCCATCCTGATTTTTGCATCTTGCTTCGTACTTGGAATCAAGTTTATCAATCTTCTTCTCGATTCTGTCTGCAAATTCTTCCAATCGTGCAGAAATAAACTCCTTGATAGAATAAGATGCAATAGCACACATATCTGCATGTTTATCTGTTTTCAAAGAAAGTCTATCAATTTCATTCACTTTTACCTCCAATGTAACAATTTTATCACAGGCTTTCTTTATCTGTTTGTGTACTTCCTCAGCAGGAATATAGATCAAAGTTCCGTCCTCCTTGAACAAAGTCTGCTTTAGTTTAGAATTCTGATTGATCCTATAAAGCGCAACTGCCAAAGTAGATATAATCACACCAATAGAGATTGCAATTGGCCAAGAAGCAACTACAAAGTGATAGGATTCCATTCTTCTCCCTCCTCCTGTCGATAAACAACACAATTGACTACAATTGAATTCACCCCTCTCTTAAAATAACTCCTGCCAAAGCAGCGACTAAAATTTTCCATGAATCTCTGATATTGATTTTTGCTTGTTAAATAAGAATCCAAGGTTTGTTGTTCTAACTCGGTCAACGCCCTTTCCTCTTCTGTTTTTGAATCAAAGAGGTCAAACTTCGGCTTTATCTCCATCTCAGGGATCAAAATTGCAACATTCCCTAATTCCTCCCTGATATCGCAAAGACCCTGGCAATCACTTCTGCCTCTGCTGGTGTTAAACCACGAGAGAAATCTATGAAAGAGGCAACCCTTCCATCTGCAAAGTTAGTACCGTCATATCCCATTTTAAACGTTGTATGCGTATCAGCAGGAACATCTTGTGCGGCTGTTACCCGTGCCCCCACCCCCACCGAGACAAAGGCCTTTGTTCCATCATGACCGGCTGTAATTTTGTACCAAGTATTAGCAGAAATAGCATCTCCCCATGTAGCTGTAACAATATCTGTACCATCTCCTATTGAACAATAAGGTTTATCAGCAGCATCACACCCTATTCGATAACCTTGAAAAGCTGTAGCATCCAATTTATCACAGATAACAAAATTAGTAGGATCAGTAGGATAAATCCACCAGGATTGAGAAAAAGCAGCAACGTGGTTAAAATCAGGCTCGAATATCTCAAACGTCATTGAGCTATCATTTGGGTTAAATCCTGCATCTATATTCCAGTTCTGGGAGCCGCCGGGCGTGGAGGTGATGAGGACAGCATCGGTGCCGAGGTGGGTGACTTCCTGGATAGTATATGTAGTAATATCAGAAGTTCCAGCATCAGGAACATATAAGAGGGCATAAGCATCGGGGGCATTAAAATAAGCAGTTCCAAAGTCAGCGAGATAAATTACAACAAGGCTACCGCTTTTAGCTTGCATAACTGAAGATGTGGTACTACCAGCAGTCACTATCTTGTAGAGTTTTCTAATATTCACTACACCACCTTTGTAAACATAACCAATACCTGGCGAAGTAAAACTATTAGCATCATCTATAACAGCAGGGTCTCCCCCGGGGCCTGCACTCCACCCATCTGTAAAGTCCCATCCAAATAATAGATCAGCTCCAAACGCCTCTGCCGTATCCGCTGCCTTGATATAGCCGGAACAGGTCTTGCCTGAGCTATCAGTAAATACTACAAACTTACCGATATAATCTGTCAGGTCTACCCCTGCAACACGCACGGCAGCAGAACCATTAACAGTGACAAAGTAAAAAGCCGTAGCTCCTGTTTCGTCAGCTAAGACTTTTTGAGGAATGTAATCTGCTATCCCATCAAAAACACGTGTAGTCTTGTTTCCAAAAGGAAGAATTATGGAGGGCTGCTTGCCTGCAACTGGCTGATCAAGGACTCCTCTCCCAGCCACAAGATTCCGCCACGATTGAAGATCCTCTGCCTGCATTGCTGTTTGGTCAAACCAACCAACTAGACTGTTGCCTAATACCCCAAAGCGACGGAAAAAATCATAGACCTCTTCCCCGTCTGCCCAAATCGGCCCCCGATGCCTGAAAAAGTCAGAGACGGCATCTACCCGCAAGCCAGTAGACCTAGTTCTGTTTGCCTCAATCGTTACGGTCATCGTTTACCCCGTCTCCTGTGTCACGCTCCACCCAGAGATCGTCAATCCAAACGAATTGGTTGCTGACATCGCCATACCAATGCTGAGGGTATCTCCCGCCCAAAACATCCGAGGTGGGTCGGCCTGATAGACTACATCCTTAATTCCAAGCATCGCCTGAGAAATCAACACCTCATTATATGCACTATCTATGTGATTTGAAACGATGACATAGAAACTGACAATAGAGACATGAACAGTGGAAAGATGGATATGAATTTGATCAAGGATAAAAGCACAGGACGGATCAAACTGTTCGTCCAAGGTATCGTCCCAGGCCCCTGCCGGATTACCATCAGAAGCAAAGAAACGAAAATAGCGATGCTTAGAAACCGGAAGATATTTTGGTGTGAAAGCCATTCTTTAATTCTCCTTCTTACTAAACTTTGATAAAACCTTCCTTCCCCAGACCCTCATTCTTCCAAAAATAGAAGGTTTTCTTTTTTCCTGCACTAACAAAACAGCCTGTTTCTCAATGGGCAAATCAATCTGCTTTCCAGAAGAAAATGAAACTGTTTGTAGGATTCCATTCACATACAAATAAGCGCTTATCTGGCCAAGAAAAGAATTAGTCAAAAACCGTATCTGCTCCATTGCATAAAATCCGATTTGTATCCCAGAGGCAGGATCAACTGAATTGATGATCATTCGGTTCATAGGTTCGTTCCCCTCAAATCCAACTCTGTCTTTGTCAATACTCGGTCATATAGCTGAAGAAAGGTCAACCAAGTGGGGCCAGCAATTTGATGATAAATAATATCTATCCCCGTTCTGCCAGCCAGTCCGGCACCAAAAGCGGGCTCCGGGCCAGCCCACTCAAACCCAGAACCATCATCAATTCCAAGCTTCTCTCGGATAGATCCGGCTGCATTTTTAAATCCCCACTTGTAAGCAGGCTTATACAAACCATCCAGAACATGAATAAAAACAACTTGGCTTCCTTTCTCAGATAGAAACTCACTTTTTGTCGGAGAAAAGGGAGAATGCCAAAAGCCAGAAATTGCACTATTATTGACAGATACAATATTGCCAGCAAAGTTAAAATCGTCACATGCATAACCAAACCTGGCAAGGGCAACCAAAGTCCCCTTATCTGTTGCGGAAAACATCCCAGTAGGCAAGGTATATTCAAGTATCGAATGCTCTGCCGCCCGATAATTGCCATATTCCTTTAAACTGAAATTATCAAAATCACCGCTGGAATTGACAGAGTTTGATTTTAGTTCCAACCCACCGCTTGTCGGATACAGGGTAACAAAGTAAAAGACGTTTGTGCCATTCTCCGTGACCATGCCAAGTTTGTTTGCCGTGGCATAATCCGTCAAATACCAACTGCCAACAATATTCGCAACATCAAACTGAATCCGATAAACCTTACACCGAGACATAGGAGCGCTTGCACCAGCCACATGACAGGATTGCAACCTCGCATCTGCTGTAATACTCAAATCTCCAGTTTCATCGTAGGCAAACAGCGGGTCAAAAATGTCATTTGACCAATTAGATGGAGCACTGAAGTCTCTATCTGCCTGAACAATTATTAACTCAGCCCCTAATGCAATCCCATCATTATCAATATAACTGGTAGGAGCCAAAAGAGGAGCTCCATGAATGCCTGATGCAACTGTTCCCCATCCTTTTTCTAATTGGGGACAGTCGAAAACGGCAGAACCAATCGGGGTTCCGTCCGTAAATGTAGAACCGTCTGTGCTAATTGCAGCAGCCAAATTAAAAACAACCTGATTATTTCCACCTGTGTCTTTGTGAGCAAGCCAAACACGCCAAAAATTACCCGCATCCCTAATGCCGAAAGCATCAGGAACAAAACCAACCCGGCCCGTAACCACTCCCGTGTTAGTATTAACAATTATCATTACATGCTTAAAAACACCTCCCCAGAATTCAATGGCTACACAGGGAAATGATGTTGCCCCAACCGTCTTTTTGATATAAACAGAACCAATATAATTTTCATTCGACGGATCGATATCAACAACTTGACAACGTCCTTCATTGTTGGCTGCACTATCATCCTCAAGCGTCCATGCCTTATTTGCTGCCCCGTCAACCCCCATTTCGTTTTGTGTTTCCGTGCAAGTCCCCGCCCCTATCTCTGCCCAGGGAGCAGTTGTAAAATTCCTAGATTGCAAAAGAAGGTTAATACTGTTAGGCTCCAACAGCAACCCTGCCGGAGGTGCAAAACTATAATCAATCACAGGGGCATCGGCCCCGGCAACCTTCAAAAGACCATCCTCGTCAAGGTAAGTCCTCGTCAAACCCGCATAGGTCAACGCCCCCTGATCCAACCCCTTACAGCCAAACCAGGGGACAATCTGGCGAAAGAATGGAAATAGTGCCTTGAGGCCAGGCGGCTTGCGAAAGGCATTCAGGGTCACGGGGTTTGCCTGCGTCTCTGCATCTATATCCATATAGGCTCCCCGGTTCCCAAATTGAGGCTCGGCATTAACTGAAAGATTATGCATTGTGTGCATTACCCCACTTCCTGTGTTATTGCCCAGCCGGAAATCTCAATGCCATAAACATTTGTCGCCGACATTGGCATTGCAATTGACAGAGTATCGCCAGGATGAAAAAAACGAGGAGGATGTGCTTGGTAAAGCAGATCTCGAACCCCCAGCATAGCCTGAGAAATTATGATCTCATTATATGCGCTGTCAATATGATGAGAAAGAGTAACGACAAAACTCACAATAGAAACGTGTACTGTTGATAGATGCAAACGGATCTTATCCAATATGAAAGCATATGAAGGGGCAAACTGTTCATCCATTGTGTCATCCCAGGCGGCAATAGGGTTTCCATCAGTAGCGAAAAATGAGAAATATCTATGTCTTGAGACTGGCAAATATTTCGATTCGAAGGTCACATCATTATCTCCCCTATTAAAATTTAATTCTCCACTTTATAATTATATAATGAAAATCCCGAAAAAATTAAGTTTGTCAAGAAAATTCATCCCCAAACTCCTCAATGATTAAATCCTTCAACCCCGAAATCATCAGGCTCACATTAGGAGGGGAGCAACCTCTCCAATCTGCAATCTCCTTTCCCAGATATCCATCCATCAAATAGGCAAGAAAATCATCCACTTCCTTCTTTCTCTTCCTTGTTCTGCCTTTATTTTTAAGTGAATTCTCTCTGACAAAATCCAGAATTTTGCAAACCAAGTCTTTATTGCAAAGCATCTGCTCTGTGCCATCAGAAGCCAAATCAAGAGAATTGGAATAGTCATTAATATCAACCATAATTGGCATACTCCAAACCTCCTCTTTAATAAAGTTCATCACTACAAACTCAACATTTCTAACAATCCACGTCTTTAATGTAGCCCCGAGGGTCTCATCATAACTATCAATTGCTGCAATCAAGGTTTCAGCAGCAACAGATAAGCAATCATCAAAGAAATGAAAAGGGAGGTTTTTGCTCCAACAAAGATTGAAGGCAATTCCCCTGGCATAAGGGAGGTGTTCAAGGATAAGGTCTTGTCGAGTAGGCATCTGATTGGTCCCTCTCTATGAGACTACCTTGCCGATTTTGGATGCCATTTCAAACACAATAAACCTCTCATATAAATTTTTGGCCGTTGGAATCCCTGCGCCGCAATCCTGCATGAAACCTACTATGTTCAGCATGAGTCATATAAGTAACATCATTAGGTCTTAACTTGCCATGACATAAATCATTATGATGTTCTATAATAGTGTCAGAAGTCAATGATGGATGAAGCTTTCCTCTTCTGTTTTTAGCACAAACAGCTACGCCTGGATGAGACTCGCTAGTTAGCCCTTTATTCCAAGAAGGTTTTCCTTTTTTTGTTCTCCCCGCCGATTCAACATTAATTCTAACCCTCTCATCTGTCTCTTTAGTCAACCCTTTGTTCCAAGGAATCCTCCCTCTTTGCCCTGTAGCCAAGACTCCTATAGATATCGCCTTAACCCGCAAATCAGTTTCTTTAGTAAGTCCTTTATTCCATGCAACTTGAAGACCTTTCTTTCCTTTATTCCATGAAACTTGGCCCAAATGAGCCTCTGACATAGCTTTACGATGTTCTGTAGTTCTTTTGTATACTCCCCTAGGCATTATGAAATCTTCCCCCCTATTTTAGAAACCAAACCTAATAAGTTGCTAGGCATTTCCCCACTCTCCATTTTAGCCACAGAACGTTTGTCTGCGCTACGACTAATAGTGTAACCAGTATAAGACGTCATAAAAGCCCCCCAAAGAGTTGCGCCCTGCCACAATATCATACTCGTGATCAGTTTCAACAATTCTGTGTCAA